CGATATTTTGCATACGCAGACAGCCGTAAGTCGGTACCCAGCCTTGACGCCCTGCGAACGGATTAGGCAAGCCGCTGCCGCCGCCGTGAATATCTCTTGCTCGTGGGTCGTGGGTAGTGATATAGAATGTGCCATAAGCTGCGCCATATGCGCCGTTAGTAACTTCTGCGCTTACGTTTGTATAAACGCCGTCCGGTAAGCTTCCACGAGGGTCGCCTGCTTCGTTGTAGCCCGGAACGAAATCGTCACGACATTCCCAATCACCAATGACGTTATAATTTTCGTCCATAGCAAAAATACGTTGTTTGCTGCGTTGAAATTGGATTTCTTTCACCATGTTTATCACTCCTTTTTACCATTTTAGCACGTTATTTCGTGGTAGGCAAAAATTTATTAACAACATAGTCAATAACCTTTTTTACTGCATTAGCAATACTGCTATATCCTAACTCTATTAGATTCTCGTTTATGCTGGATAATTCCACGACTAATATACATACTGTGATAACACCCGGCAAAAAGTCGTTTAAAATTAAATTTGTTGAAAATAATTTAATATTCGGAACTACTTGCCCAGCATAAAATGCAATGACTAAACTAGCATTGTAAACCAGCAATTTTTCTATAACCCTTGAAAGGGAGGCACTGTTTAAATAAGTCTTATTCCACGTTTCACCTTTAAGGCAGTAATATAGGGCTTTACGGAGTGAGATAAATTCAATAGGTATATCCGGCGTCAAATTTTTATGTATATATTTTTTGCTGATATATACGGTTTTTAAAAATGTATCATAAAGCACTAATCCAAAAGCTAATATCACGACGCCCCAAAAACCTTCACCGAATGTCTTATATCCAAACGTCCATATAGCTATAGCATATGCCCATACATCAATATTCGCAAACCTGTTAATTATATATTTAAGGTTTTCATATAAATTTGTCCACATAAAATACACCCCTTGTTTTTACTATATTATATCACAGTAAAAACAAGGGGTGTTCCCTTATTTCTTTTTAAAGTAATCGTCTATGCCGTGCGCCTGTACGCTGCTTATGCTTTCATAAAAATCGGGCTTTAAGCTATGTTTTTCAAGCCACTTCATAACGGCTGCTGTTAATGTTTTTTCTAGTTCGGAACAGGCTTCTTCTGATATATCTTCTAGTTTTAACCAATCAGCAGCAGCAATTCCTGCTATCTCGTCAGCTTCAATCTTTAAGATATCCAATACTGTTTCTGATTTTAAGGCTGGCGTGTACAGCTTTGCAATCCCTGTGTATACTGCTAGGTATTCCTTGGTGTTTTCGTCGCTTATAGCTGCCTGCATTGCTTCTTCTCGGCTATTGAAATCACCTTGCCACGTTTCCCTATCAAAAGAATAGGCGTATAGCTGTGCTGTCTTTGCGGATTGCTTTTTTACTACCATTTGTCTATATTATAGCCCCCC